TCATGACGAAATGCCCGGAAGCTATGAGAGTGTGGGAGGTGTTGTATCACTGCAACAAGGGGTGGTTCGAACACGAAAACGAACGAAACTTCGTGAAGCGCGTGTTCGAAATTTACGGCAACGGCGCATTCGACGAGGATTACGGATTCGGCACGAGATTTACGACCAAGACCACAATGTTCGAGTTCATCCTGAATGAGTGCGTCGCGACCTTTTCGAACTTCACCACGAGACAAGCTCACGTTCTTATGGATCTGATATTCTTGGACGTCAACGAAGCCGACGACCCCGCCGACAACGACGATCACGTTGCCCATCTCGCGAACATCGTTTTGAAGAGAGGATTTCGCCCTGCGATGACGGACGACAAAGGGAGGACGTTGCTCCATCGCGCGGCGAAGACGTCGTGCGTGCCCATGATACGTCTGATGTGTTCGCTGACAGACGTCGACGCGCTCGACGACAGCGGGAGGTCGGCGTGGTCGCTGCTGAAGTGTTGCGAACGCGGACGGTACGATTCCGAGGACGAAGACATGTTCGACGAGTTCGTGCGAGCACCCGGCACCCTATCGGTGATCGAAGGGTCGCGAGTGTTCATGGAGCACGACGCGCTTCCGTTCGTCGGGAACAACAATCTTGCGACGCATCTCGCGGAAGCAAGAAACTCCGACATCGTAGAGATAGTCGAGTATTGCTACAAAAACACCGACATCGACCGCCGAGACGACTGCGGCGACACCATCCTTCACGACGCGTCCAGATACGACAACGTAGTTCTCATTGAGTATCTGCTCGGACGAGGGTCTCGCACCGACTTGAAGAACTCGGTCGGAGACATACCGCTGCTCACCGCGATGTACAACGGTGGTACGCGGAGCGTGGTGTCGTTGATCAGACCAGAAGACATGGACGCATCGAACGATGAAGACATGACCGCGGTCGACCTCATGGGCAGCGATTTGGCGAGGTACGTGGCCGCGGAGACGATAGACACCGACCCGTCGCTGAGCATTTTGAAACACTGTGTCAGGTCACTACCGTTCAGAGACAGAAAAAAGGCCCGAGACACGCTGCTCGCGTTGAAACGTACGCCCATACCGCGAGAGCTGTTCGCCAAGATCGTCGCGTATTCTCTGTGACTTTTTAAAAAATAAATACGTATGTAAATGAGCTCAAAGTCACCACAGAAGCCCGCACCGAAAGCGAAGAAGACCGAGGTCATGAACACCGGCGTAAAGGTCGACGGGAAGACCGTGTACTTCACCAAGGGACTCAAGAACCCGCTCTCCGGGTTCTTCGTCAAGGCCGCCGACGGCAAGAAGACCAAGGTCCTCGCGAAGAACGTGACGAACGAAAAATCCAAGAGCGCCCTCGAGAACGTGCTGAAGAAGCACTCGAACGTTGCGACGCCTCCTGCGGGCAAGGTGCTGAACCCGCTGACGGGACGGTTCGTCAAAGCGCCCACCGCTAAGAAAGAGAAGAAGGTCGCGAAGAAGGTTCCAAGCAGCGCCTGGAAGTTCGGCAGTCTCTTGGAGTTTATAGCGTTCGTGGAAACTGACGATCTTCTGTATGCTATGCAGAACCGTGATATCCAAAGTCTAGAAAGAGATATTGACATAAAGGGGTATCCAAATGTCCAGATACACGTCAGTGCTCACCGGGGTCACAACGTAAAAGGGGGTAGGAGTGATAATATTATACGCGATAGTGTCACCATTACAAAAGGCGGTGTCACTAAAGAGTTCTCCAGAACAGGCAATGTTTCTATGCGAGCATTCATCGAAAACCCTACCGGTTAGACACCGAAAAGAGTCCACGTCGTCCTTAATATACAGTTCTCTCGTTTACGTATCTCTCCTTTGATAGGTGCGTATTCACGAACGGTTACATGAGTGTGATCATACTAGGCAGGGCAGGCATTCACAGAAATTTCAGGTTGGCCTCGTCGTCGGATACGAACTCGGGCTCCTTCGGGGCGGGGGATGCGGTCACGTCCTCGTCACCGTCCTCGGTCACGAATGCGAACCCGTCGAGGCGGGAAGGCTTCGAGACCACGAGGATCTGGACCGCCCGGAAGGATACGCCCCAATTTGTCCCGGAGCCGATGAACCAGATACTGGCCAGGTCGGCGATGACCTTGACCGAGGAACCGCGGGGGACGTCCTCGATGGAGATCGGCGTCTTGTCGACGTCGAAGACCTTCACGTTCGGCTTGCCGTCGGACATCGCGATCTTGGTCTTGAAGATGGGCGCATACTTGCCCGAGGCATCGGTCTTGGTCAGCTTGCGATACGTGTCCTCGAGCAGCTCGCGAGACTTCTGCTTGCCGAACCAGGCCACCGAGTTCTCGACCGCGGCATCGAGCAGGTGCGCGTCGAGCTCGTTGATCTTGTTGTAGAACAGCGCGAGGTTCTCGTTGGCGTCCATGCCATCGAAGCTCAGGTCGGCGGAATAGCTCGCGGGCTCGAGATCCGGGCGCTCACGATAGCCCGAGATACCAAACGGCAAACGCATGGCAGGGGTCTGAATGGTCATGCGAGTCTTCGTGCCGTTGGCATCGGCGAGCGGAACGTACTTTCCGCCCAATTTGTTCTTCTCGACAGGTGCGAACTTGATGGCCGAAGGCTCAAAAGTCTTAGCGGTGTAGATACCCATTCTTTGCGAGTTTTTCGGGGTCTGAGTGTGTGCGAGTTCGATCGGTTTTTGTTTGTTTGTTTGTTTGTCTGCTATGGATATGGAGTTGGTGGAGAAGGATACTGATGAGACTGGGCACCCCATTTTATGCTCTGGTGTGTCGATATAAGAGACCCGGGTCAAATGACACTTATATCGACGCACGCATATCGACACGCTCATTTCGATTCATGTTCCTTGCCACCGCACAACGGACACTTTCCCGTGAAAGCGAACTCGTACGCTGCCACGAGCAGCACGACGAGCAGCACGAATGCTAACACGCCAGCGAGCATCGCCGGAAACACCCAAGATTTAGGAGGCCCTCTGCTCCCTATGACGTTCAGATTCTGGAGCACCGGTCGCAGCGCGTTTTCTATGTCGACTCGATTCATTATTTATAATATTAAATATTTTTATACATAAATGTCGATAGGAAGCTTTGTATTGTTTCTGTTCTTCACTGGAATCATCCTGGTTGCCACGAACGAGCTGACATATAATCGGCCCCGCGAAATACAGTACAGATATCTGCCCAGAGACCTCGATCAGTTCATCAGGACCGAAGAATTTCCATCGGCGATATTCGGAAGCCTCTGGTCGGTTGATACGCGAAGAGGATCCGATGGAGGACCCAACCCTCCTGGCATCAGGCAATCGAATTGATTCATTCTTTACATTCGTGCGGGAGTTTATTTCGACACGACAGAGAGTAGAAACCACAATATCATAGTGGTCAGAGAGCAGACGAAGATGACCGCGGCGACGCGTCGCACCGTCAGCACGTCGACCGATACGTCTTCCCCCGTCTCGCGACGTTCCTCCTGGCTCTCGATATCAATGTTTTTAGGCGGTGCGGTCATCTTGTTTCCGCTTTCATCCAGGGCGACGCCGACGACGACGTGACCATCTGGCTGCTCGAAAACGTCGTAGCGCGACATGGCGTTCTGTACCAATAATAAGAGCGATATCTCGAACTTCGTTAAATTTGTGTATTTCTCGAGACACCTGGGTCAAATGACAGTTGATTTCTAGGGGAAAACACGATACATGTAGAAACTCGGAAACGTCGATATTAGCTTATATCGACGTTTATAGCCAGCGAACAATGTGGCGAATTTCTGGAAATAACGAAATCATATGAAAATTCCAGCAGAAAACTATATATCGACGTTCCTGATTATATATATCACCTAAAAAACTACATGTAAATGGTCGATTTCGTTAAAGGCGTGCTCTACATCTGCGAGTGTGGATACAAGACGACGAGTTCACACCTGTCTTGCAAGCATTCAAAGACATTGAAATGTCATAACAAATCGATTAATAAAAGAGATGTTAACTTCGTTCTCGAAGATGATTATATGTCATCTCTGAGCGAGCCGACTATACTACACGGAAATGAATTGGCTAAGATCAATGAAGATCACGAGAGTATCGTTCGAGAGAAAGACGCCGTTATCAAACGCCAGAGAAAGGCGATAGCGTTGCTGACGGAAACCGTCGTTTCGGATGACGAGAGCGAAGAAATCGGCAGCGGCATCATATATTTCGTAGAGGACAGAGACGTGACCGACCGCGGGAAGGTAGGGCGCACCAAGAACACCGACATCAAGAAGCTGAAGGCGAGGTATACGACGTTCGCGTCCCCGAACATCCTCTGTTATTACTCTGCGGACATCAAGACGGATGAGAATGCGCTGAAGAAGCTGATGCGCGAGGCTGGCGTCATGAACTCGAACACTGAGAAGATTTCTAATTGCGCCATCGCCTCTCAGATATTTTACGATTTCGCCAGACGGATGTAAAAAGCCATAATTATCAGCGAATCACGAAAACATGTGAAAAATCCAGCAGAAAACTAATTTCAAAAAAAAAAAAAAAAATAAATGAAGTATATTATACCGTTACCGTGTCAGTTGAGTATATTATACCGTTACCGTGCCCGTTGAGTATAATATACTTCTGTTTAATTTAACATATTTTAATAGTCATCTGGTATAGAATGAAAAAATACCAGATAACTCTGTACGTATGTGGCTGCGGATATGAGACGACTAAACCTGGCAATGCTAGTAAACATAAGAAAGTAGCATGTGGACATGAAATTTCACCGGAAAATAAGACATTTGTGTTGGAATCTGAGCATCTTCAGACGGTGGCGGAGATGAAGAGCACGTCGGTATCTGGAGAGCGCAACAACACCATCATCGGCAGCAATAATTCTCAGGTTAACGTGACCATCAATCTCACCGTTCCCGAAAAATCTGTGGTGTCGTCGATCTACGACGCCATCAAGATTCCCGAGTGTATAGACGAGATTCGGTATGCGGATCCGCAGCAGATACCCGCGATCTTGTTCAAGTACACGAGAGGCGTCAAAGCGGAGCAGCAGGTCATCAAATACGACCCGGACAAGGACGTCGTGCGCCACAAGGATCCCGTCACCGGCAGGGAGGTCTCCAAGGATCTGAAGAAGTACAGGAACGAATACCTGGCGAAGAACGCCGACGTGTACGACGACGACTTTCACATCCCGTACATGCCGCCCCAGATCCAGAAGAACATGAAGGAGCTGTCGACTCCGCAGTACGAGTCCGGTAAGAAGAAGGACGCCGCGATCCCCGGCGCCGCGGTGATCAAGATGTGCGCTACGGGCGATCACCGGATGTACAAGCTGCCCCACGAGTCGAAGCAGTTTTACACGGACGTCGCCGCGAACGTGGATCACGAGATAAAGATCACCGGAAAAGACGAACCGTGTCGAATTGGAGAAACGTCGATATAAGCTACTATCGACGTTTATATACCGCGAAATAATAATTTCTTATAGTAGTATTATATGGCGTCCGATGACTTCGATCTCTTCATTCGGGATAATCCAGGTATTGACATCGAAGACGATGACGACGACATCGTCACTCCCTCGCCCGATTATATCAACTTCGTTTTTCCAATCGGAATCTCGACGCGACATCTCAGGCTCCTGAACGCGGCGGCATTTATAATTCACTTCGTTCAGGCGTCTATATTTCTGACGATCGACAACGGGTTTTCTATACCTGTCCGAGCATTTTACGTGACGAACATCTCCGGTGGAACGGAGGTCGAGGTCGTAACTCTGTTCGATATTCGAACCGCCTACGCGATCGCGGTGATGTTCTTTCTGTCTGCCTTCTTTCACCTTCTGGTTATAGTACCCGGTGTGTATCCGGTGTACGCTCGAGGCGTCGTGGACACTCACAACTACTTCAGGTGGGTCGAGTATTCGATGACCTCGTCCATCATGATCGTGCTGATCGCTCAGTTCGTGGGCATAACGAACGTCTCCGCGCTCATCAGCATGTTCTGTCTGAACGCGACGATGCTGATGTTCGGTCTCATTCAGGAGCGATACGAGTTTCCGGGCACGGGCGGTCTGATACCTTTCGCGTGCGGGTGTTTCGCCGGCGTCGTGCCGTGGATCATCATTCTCCTCGACATGATCGGACCTCGGGTCGTCGTTCACGAGGACACGTCAGGATTCGTGTACGCCATGGTGTCGTCTATCTTCGCGACGTTCAATTGTTTCGGGATCGTTCAGTACCTTCAGTACAGACCCGCCTGGAAGTTCGGCGATTACTCGGTGGGCGAGATGACGTACCTCGCGCTGAGCATCGTCGCGAAGTCCGCTCTCGCGTGGCAAGTGTACGTGGCAGTTCTGTCTTGAATATAAATGTTTATGTATTATAAATGGCTTCCAGATGGTTGATCATAACGATAGCCGCCATCGTCATAGCGTCTGCCCTGACGATCGGGCTGGTGTACATGCTGCTGAAGAATTCGGAGCGCGACGAGAAGGCCGCCGACGACGAGTACCTGAAACAGAAGGGAGATCTGCTGAAGATCGCCGTCGATTCGAAGATGAAGGACGATTCGAGCGTCGTCCGAGTCCAGTCCGGTAACGTGCTGAAGAACGTGGATTCGACGAAGAAGGTTGTTTCCAAGTCGAATTCGATGTTGGCGACCGTGATCGCCAAGCAAAAGGCGATGCTAGAGTCGCTGAAGAAGAAGTACTCCGAGGAAAAAAATAAACTGAATAGCAAATGATAACTCGGTTCGCGATATTTTGTATAATCATAGTGGCGATGAGCAACGCGATGAACGGCATGCTGATCCGGTCCGTGGCGGACGTGTGCGCCGCCTACGGTTTTATGTGCGAATCGTGCGAACAGGCGAGACCCTTCTTCGCGATCGCCGCGCTCGCCAACATTCACAAGATGCGGATCCTCGGCATCGTCGGTTTCGCGCTGGCGGCCATGGGAAAGATGGACATTGCTGAGAAAATCTTGTCTCTCCACTACGGCGTCGTCGGCATAGACGACGCGTCGATGCCTCCGGTCGCTCGTCTCGCTGCCGGAGCCACTGGCGTGTCGTTGGCGCTGTGATCTCCACAAGTATTGTTTCTTAGTTTCGTCGATATAAGCTTATATCGACGAAATGCTCAAAGTACAATGTTTACCACCTCAAATCCGGTTGATTCGTGAACTGCTGTGGATAATAATAAAATTGATCCGTCGGACGATACGTGACTGGATCCTGCGGTTTCGCGGAAGACGAGTCGAGCAACAAAATCAGCACGAACAACAAGGCGAGGATCACGAGGAGTTTCTCGGGCGACGTGATGATGTCGTCGAACCACTTCTTCGTGTCACGCACCGATTTCTTACACGACTCTACGACCTTTTTCTTTATCCTCGAATCCAACAGGTTCCACACTCGCGCGATACCTTTCTTCGTGTACATGTCGGAAATGTATTGTTTTACTTCGAGATCGGACAGTTTCCGATCGTCTGGAATCATCGTCGGCACATCGTCTTCCTCCTCACCGAGGAGCTCTGCGGGGAACCTGACGCGCTCGACCTTCTTCGTCACCTTCGGCACCTCCCCCTTCTTCTCGAGATCGTCGACGCCGAACGCCTCTGTGATTGTCGCGTAGAACATAGTTTACTATTATGATTATTTTATTTTTAATTTTAAATTTCTATGATTCTCGGAGCGTTCTTCTTTGGTGGGCGTCCGCGCGGTTTCTTGGGCGCGAGCTCGACTACTTTCTTCTCTGGTGAGCCAAAATCACTGGGTGGCGGAGACTCCAGATCCGATGGCACGTCGCTCAGTCGCTCACTCTCCTCCTCGTCTAGTTTTGCGAACACGTTGACGGGCTCGGGTTTCAGAACTGTAGATTGTTTTGGGGTCACCACGTCGAACGACTGCGAGAGCGTCGGGAAGGCAAAAGAAGGTAAATTCATCTCCTTCCTCTGAACGGGTGCGGGTGGTGGCTGCTGGAAGAACTGTTGTTGGACGCTCGGCTGGGCCGCAGCCGGTTCTGGCTGGCGGATCTGAGGTCCCGCCGATGCGCCACCGCCACCACCGAACATTTTGGCTATGGAAGCCATCATGTCCCCACCATCTCCGTCTTCCATAGTTTGTTTTATTTTTTTGCTCATGACGTTGCTCATGTGAAAAGTGATTGCGGCCCCTCCGAACGTCAGGAGCAGTCGGATCTCCGGTGGAGTCTGGATCTTGTTGCGATACTTGAAGTAGAGCTCCTCGAGGATGCTGTCGTAGTCCTTCTGCGAGTACACGCTCTGGTGCATCTGGTCGCTGAATCCGTCGAGTTCGAGGTCGAGGATGTCCACCTTATCGTTCATAAATTCGAGGGCCGCCGAGAGACCGACGAGAGCCTTCCGGGAGAACTTGAGACTGCGGTCGAGCTCGAGGTGAGTCTTTATCCGCGTGAGCTCGGCACGCATCTCGCGGATGTCGTCGCGAGCGCCGAACTTCCGGGGCTCGATGCCCTGACGCCTGAGGACCTCGAGTCTGAAGAGGATGTCCGCTTTTTCGTCGGCGATGCTCAGGAATCCCACCGAGGGCGTCTCCTCCTCGTAAAACTTGTGATGGCGCTTTTCGGATTCTGGCGAGGAATCGTAGAGGTTTCCGTCGCCGTCGTAATCGACGGAGAGACTCTCGCTGCTCGTCGTGTCCGTGTCCGAGTCGTTCTTCAGCTTGTTCGGATTCGCGATTTCGCGCATGAAATCCTTCATGTCGTCGTCGTTGTCGTCGAAATCGCTCGGCGGAGCGCCCGACG